TCGCCAATTTAGACATGGTCTTCGCTCCCACTAGGTCTTATTATTATTTAAGCCGTGAGAACAGAGAATTATACTAGTGTATTATATACGCAGATTACTAATATATTAAAATAGTTTGCGGAGAAGACTGTCAACTTCTGCAAGAGCTTGTCTGTGTTCAGAAATTGATTCAGTTTTTTTCTTTTTTGGAACTTTGGCTATTATTTTTTTAAATGTTGCCAATGCGCTAGGGTTTGGTCTAAAATCAATTATAGACGAAATAGTTATATTTTCTTCTAAGCTAGCTATTAGATCCTGCATAGTAGCTGGATCGTTGACAACAGAGTAACTTAGTGTTGGAATATTTAACAGTAATAATGATTGGTGTTTGTTAATTAATTGATAATGCGCAGCCGCCAGTACTGCCACATGTGCGCTGGTTGTTTTGTAATCAATTTTGCCATTTTTAGGAATAGATTCTACAATGTTATTGATATACTGAAGCATACTGGGCTCTGGTGCAACAGCTAGATACATTTCTTTGAACATTTTTTGTACACTACCAGCCCTTTTCGCATTCATTGGCATAAAGACTGTTTCATTAAGAGCTGAAATATTCTTATCGCCCAGTGCAGGAACTACATGACTCTGTCCTAATACCTCATTGGTCCAGAACTCCATTATCTCTTTTGCTTTGCGTACATCAAGTTTCCCACAACTGAGTACAAAATCACTAACTCCTGTACCGCCTTTTTGTGCATAATCTTCTTTAGGACTATCAGATGCTTTTACTTCGATTTTGAGAGATGGTCCATCTGGTCTTACTATCCCAATGTCTCCCGGATGGATCTTTTCAGTATTTTTACCCGCTAGCACCAGCATCCATTCACCTTGACCAGATGCGGAGTTTCCTGATCCGGGATTTATTTTACCAAGATCGATTAATAAATTAAAATATGGACTGCTTGAAGGAACCAACGTACCATCGCCGCCATTGGCAACTATAGTAGGTAAATCAATTGGCTTGGTACTGTCATCTGCACAATCATCTAGAAATTGATAAATTAGTTGATGGCCTATTCCACGTTCCTTACCGTTAAACCATGCAGTTGCCAATGCCGAACCTACAGCTTTTTTTACCTTTAGATCGGTCAGTTGCGAAAGTTTTTTTACTCTAGCAGTAATATTTTTTTCTACTTCGTCTCGAGTAACATCCGGATTTGTTCTGCTGTCTATTTCATTTTTTAAATTAGCTATGGCCGATGCAAATTCATTAGCGTCATCAATCAACCCTTGAGCAATCAGCAGGTCATGGTATTTTTTGAATTTGTTTAATTCCTGTTCAAGTGTTAAGATAGCAGTATCGTCATTTTCATACAAAGGTTGCTCTGGGTGTTGTTCTGGGCCGTTTGGTTGTCCTGGATACGAGTCTGTTGCATCATCATATTCTTGATCTAGTTCAGGTTCTAGTTCTTGTTCAGGTTGTTGTTGGGGCTGGGGTTGCAGTTGGGGATTAACTGCAGGCGTTGGTTCAGTCTGTAAGACTTGCTCAATTTGATCTGTCATATCAGTAATCGTCTGAAGAACTTCACGAGCTATTTCGGGATTATCTTCAACAGAATGAATAATAGATTGCAAATCAGAATTAATATCAGTAGATTCGTTTAAAATGTCAATTACACGCATAGTGTAATATTTATACTATTTCAGGGAACAGGCATTCCTGTATGAAATGTTCAACATCTTCTTCGCTTAGACCTAAACTGACCATTACACGGGGTGTATGCGGGTTACACTTTTGATTCTGTGCATAGTAATTTTGTGCTTCTGTAGTGTTTTCAGCAGTATTGTTAGTTTCTGCTACTGTGCTCAGATAGTGTGCTACTGTAGTTCTAGCTAGGTCGGTAATCTGTTCTAGCTCTGTTTCGTCTTGTACATTGCCCGCGGCTACCATACTTTTACTGAATATATTAGTAGCCCATTCAGGTAAAGCACGTTCTTTGCGCCATTCCAGTTTGGCTACTTCTCCTGCAAACCATTGCATCATTGGATGGTCAGCATCGCCTGCTTTAGAGTAATCATGAAAACAGCCAGTTATCTTGTTCTTGCCAGCTATGACATCAAAGCCGTAAATTGGAGCAGGATTATGTGTATGTGGAAAGATGCAACAGTGCATCATCCAAAGGCCTTTAGTATCTCTCGCGTCAACCACATCAACGTGAGCACGGCGATAGAGATCACTAGTCCATACCCTATTAACCCAGCCAGGTTGGTTAAAACGATCCATTCCAGGCTCGAAAACTTCAGTGCCAGTGCGCTCAAAATTATCCTCTAAAAGTTGTTGGATATCTATTAGTGTATCCCAAACTTTACTCATCTTTGTATTCGACTAATTCCAACATTTCTTTAAATGTCTCTGTAGCAAAGTCAAAACACAGTTTAGCTTCGTCAGCCATATCGTCACTGATTTTTTCACGTATCATTGTTTTGAGTTTTTCAGGATCTTCAAATTGATACATTCGACCAGCACCTGGAACTTTCTTAGCTATCATCTGCCCGCCTGCTAGATCTCCCATATGGCGCACATATATATGTGCCATCAGTTTTTTAGGATCATCCTTGATACTCAAGATATGTTTACAATAGTTATCTGTGGTTTTTAAAATGTGCGGTTTACCGTCTGTTTCATCATCCCACAGTTCCTCATAGTCTGCTAGAATATGGGGGGCACGACGAACATCGGGCATGCCGGACAGCAGTCCAGGATGCATCATGGCACACACTTCTACTATTTCATACTGCGGATGTTGATTTTTTAAAAATACTGCATACAGTTTGGGATTGATATTGCCACTGAACAGTATTTTAACAAATTCTTGACGCTCTGCATTAGTATGTGCGTCTTTGGTCAATTCTCTAAGGCTCATTCTTCCTCCAGCTTTATCTGCAGAGGATGGCCGTCTTGTCTACTTTGATTGGTAGCTTCAACTGCTTTGGCTTCTGCTATTTCAAAACTATAGATTCCAGCTACGCCGGAGCCAGTTTCGTGTACTTGGAGCATGACATCTTTGGCACTGTCAACTGTATGCTTGAATATATCTACTAGTAGAACAATAACAAACTCCATAGGAGTAGAATCGTCATTTAACAAGATGACTTTCCAACGTCGGGGTTCGGTAGCACGTATCTTGATCTTCTCATCGATCATTACATCTGTATTTGACATTCTAGCTCTTTCTATTAAGAGGGGGAGTTTCCTCCCCCGTTGATTATTTAATTACAATTTGTCGAGGCTTCAGTGCTTCTGGCATGATGCGGTCAATTTGAATGACCAACATACCGTCTTTGACTTCGGCATCTTTAACTTCCATGTATTCAGCCAGTGTCCATGTCTGTTCGAAGTTTCGGCTAGCTAGTCCGCGATGTAAGTATTCCTTACCTTCGGTTACTACTTCACCCTGAACACCACGAACAATCAATTGATCCTGGTCAACTTCTACTGTGATTTCTTCTTTGCTGAAACCTGCCACTGCTACTTCAATAGCATATTCACTGTCACTATACTTCACAATGTTGTGTGGAGGATAGTTACTGTTTGCTTGTTGCAATCTTTGGTTAAAGATTTGATCAAAGCCAATTAAGGCTCTACTTAGATTGGCGAAGTCTGCTGGACTCACCGCTTTTAATTGCATTGTTGCCATTTTTAATCTCCTTATATTAAGCAAGAATGTGTAGGACCCCGAAGGCGTCCTACAATTACATTATATTACTTCTTTTCTTCTTTGTCAACTTCTGTGAAGCTAGCATCAACCGTTTGCTCTTGAGCTGATTGGCTTTGAGCTGGGGTTTCGTCTGTCGTTGATTCAGCGGCTTGTTTTTTAGTCATAACCGGACCAGCGGCTTCAAAGAAAGTCTGTACTGATTTGTCAATCGCCTCTTTGTCTTCACCAGCACAAGCAGTTTCCACTGCTTTTACTGCTTCGTCAAATTTGGTTCTTTCTTCCTCAGTCAATTGATCTTTATACGTTTCATAGTCTTTCTTGATACTGTGTGTAGTACCTTCAGCTTGATTACGTGCTCCGATCAATTCTGCTGCCTTCTTGTCTGATTCGGCATTTTCTTCAGCTTCACGAACCATACGTTGGATTTCAGCTTCAGTTAGTCCGGAATCAGACTTGATAGTTATCTTGTTTTCTTTGCCAGTGGTTTTATTTTTGGCACTTACATTCAAGATACCGTTTGCATCTAAATCTAGTGTGACTTCAATCTGTGGCATACCGCGTGGTGCAGGGTCAATACCCTCTAGATTGAACTCACCTAGCATCTTATTATACTTAAACAACTCACGCTCGCCCTGTGCAACTTTGATTGTCACAGCTGGTTGATTGTCTTCTGCTGTTGAGAATGTTTGTGAGTGTTTGGTTGGTATAGTTGTATTTTTGCTGATCAGCTTGGTAAACACTCCGCCCATTGTTTCAATACCCAATGTCAATGGAGTCACGTCCAACAACAGCACGTCTGTCTTGTCGCCTGCTAGAACAGCGCCTTGTACTGCGGCACCTGCGGCCACTGCTTCGTCTGGGTTGACATCTTTGCGTGGTGCCTTGCCAAACAGTTTCTCAACTGCTTCTTGCACTTTGGGCATACGTGTTTGGCCGCCAACTAGGATAACTTCGTCGATATCTACGGCTGTAACTTTGGCATCATTCATAGCAATCTTACATGGCTCAATTGAACGCTCGATCAGTTTCTCAACCATTTGCTCAAACTTGGCACGGCTGATAGTCACATTCATGTGCTTTGGACCACTGGCATCTGCTGTGATGTATGGCAAGTTAACAGTTGTACTTGCGGCACTAGACAATTCAATCTTGGCCTTTTCAGCAGACTCTTTCAAACGCTGTAAAGCCAGCACGTCTTGCTTTAGGTCAATACCATTGTCTTTCTTAAACTCTGCTACCAAATGATCCATAAGAACTTGGTCAAAGTCTTCACCACCTAGGAATGTGTCACCGTTTGTACTCAACACTTCAATTTGCTTGTCGCCGTCAATGTTGGCAATTTCAATAATGGAGATGTCAAATGTACCACCACCCAAGTCATACACAGCGATCTTACGATCTTTCTTGTCTTGCTTGTCTACACCATATGCCAATGCGGCCGCTGTTGGCTCATTGATGATACGTAGAACTTCTAGTCCAGCGATACGTCCTGCGTCTTTGGTTGCTTGACGTTGGCTGTCGTTGAAGTAAGCAGGCACAGTGATAACTGCCTGTGTAACTTCTTTACCCAGATAGTCTTCTGCTGTCTTTTTCATTTTACGTAGCACTTCAGCTGACACCTGCTGTGGAGCAAGTTTCTCGCCGTTGGCTTCAATCCAAGCGTCACCGTTGTCAGCTTTGATAATTGAATAAGGCATCAAGTCGATGTCTTTTTGTACTTCTTTCTCGTCAAACTTGCGACCAATAAGGCGCTTGCTGGCGTAGATTGTATTCTTTGGGTTTGTGACTGCTTGTCGTTTTGCTGTTGCACCTACTAGGATCTCGTCCTTGGTATATGCAATGATTGATGGTGTTGTTCTCGCACCTTCGCTGTTTTCAATTACTTTGGCAACTCCGTTTTCTAAGATTGCCACACAGCTATTTGTTGTACCTAAATCGATACCGATGATTTTGCTCATAATTTTCTCCTTTAATTAAGCAAGTAAATTTGGACTCTATGTCCGTGTACTTAAACCCTTACGGCATTTTAGCACGTAAATATTTATCTCAGTCAGACTTTTTCCTTGAAAATATTTGACCAAATTTTAAGTTTTTCTCGTTTAGCCTCTGCGGCTTTTTCAATGTTGGCAAAGCTAACAATGTCAAGCTCTTGTAGAATATCTACCATTGCTTGTAAATCGCCTAGTTCTTCTTCCAAGTGTTCCCTGTTGGTTTTAGGTTTTCCTGGCTTGAGATTATCGAGCCCAAAACGGCTGATTTTACTAACCGCTTGTATTACCTCGGCACATTCTTCTTGTAGAATGTCCATTACTTCTTTAGTTTGACTGTCCATTTTTACCTCTGATTAATAAACGGTTGTAGCATCTTACCTTCATATGTAGTCGAAGTGCGTAGAGTATTGTAGACATTCTGAATACCCACTGCTTGATTCCATGCATCTTCTAGCGCATGGTGAGCTGTAATAGGAGGACGCTGAGGATTGATGCCTAGATCAAAAGCAGTGCGTACATCACGTACTTCCCAAAACTTCCATGGGCAAGCTCGATTGATTTTACGGAACACATGTTCGCAGATCACAATATCAAAACATGAACCGTTTGACCATACACGTTTTGCGCCCCAACAGAATTTATACAGTTGCGCAAACGCTTCTTCAATATCAATTCTTCCTTCGGGATCAAAAGCCGCTTCTTGGGCTTCCTTGCTTTGACTTGCCCACCATTCTATTGTGTCATCGCTAGTGGTAAGACCGATCCTATCACACGAATCAACATCTACTTTACAGTAGAAGCTTTTCATTGCAGGTTCTTTTAATTCTAATCCAAACGGATCAAATTTAACAGCACCTATAGTTAGGATGGTTGCGTCTGGAGTTGTATTTAGAGTCTCCAAATCTATCATAATGTCAGTAAGCATACCTTATTATAACAGATTTAGATCAGTGTGTCAATACATTTTTTTGGGTAATTGCTGATCTTTCAGCTTCTTTTTCCAACGTGCTTGGGCCGCACCTTTTTTACGTTTGCGTTCAGTGGTAGGTTTTTCGTAGAATTCTTTAGCCCGTAAATCTTCCAAAAGCCCTGAATCCTCAATCTTACGTTTGAATCTACGCAAGGCCTGATTGATGTTCTCTCCGTCCTTGACAGTGACACCTGTACCTTTATTCTTCTGGTTCATCTTCTGGGCCTTCTTCCTCTTCTGCTTTGATTTTTTCTATTATCCAATTTAGATCGTAAATTCTATTACGGCTGATAAGATGATACGGAGTTGTTTCATCCTTGGTCATATAGTATGCATTGGGATGCATCAGCAATAGAGTAACAAACTTGTGTGTTTGGGGATCACAGTTGTCTACATCAATAATAATACAATCAGCTTGATAGCTGGAACTTAACAGCCAACTGATGTCTGTATCATCGTTGTCAAATATAAACACATTCAAATCTTCTAGACCATGACTCAGTATGGTTTGGAATTGTGATTTGACAAAGTTGCTGGGCTTGACCAAAAGGTAGCTCAAATTGTTATTGAACAATTTGTCAGGGGGTGTTATTAAAGTTATTTTTCCTAAGTTCATATATTCGTTTTTCAAAATATGCTGTTTTTTCTGCCGCATAGTCATAGAATCTAGGCCCTGTGTCTATTGTTTGTTTGACAAAATTACACAGTTCAATCTCCGACTCGTCTACTGTAAAATCTTTGAATGCTCCTTCATGGTATGCTTTATATAGCTCATCTACTGGCCTGTGTACAATTCTTTCGCTAAGTCTAGACCAAATGGTATCAGTGGATTGTTCTTCATTTTGAACATACTCTATTCTCTGTTCTTGACTTGGATCTGCCCCGTAGGGTCCTTGATCATATAGGTCTTTTTTTTTGAGCCGTCTTCTTCCGAGTACACTGGATTCTCGTTGCCCTCACTGTCCACATAGGACTCGCCGGATGCCAAACGTTCTTCTAAACTAGGACCAGGTTCTACAATAGCTCGTTCAGCTTCTTCCACCATTTTGTTCCATTTGTCCAATTCTGTTTCTTCAATAATTTCTGCAGGCTTGTCGTCTAAAACTTCGGGAGTTCCTGCCGCTATAACGCCTTCGTATTCTGTGATCAACGGTATATTATCGGCAGGGCTACTGTTGGTAACACCCTGTTTCAATATTTCATCAGCTGGTGTCGATACAACTGGTATTTCTTCCGGTACGTGTTCTTGTTCTTTCTTCCAACCAAATGTCATCTGTGCGGCTAACAACATGATAACTGCCAATGGGTCAAATACAACTACAATAAGGATAATGATCCAAGTTACTGCTCGTTCCAGCATTGTTTCGTCTGGCGCTGTGCCGTAGATGAACGCCGCGATATACTTAATTGGCCCAACTTCTGCTTCGACTTTACGTACCTCGGCGGCAATAGGCGCACGGGCATCATTAAGTTCCGCGATAGACTTCTGCGACTGTGATATTTCAGCTTGAAGTCTAACACGTTCTTTCTGCTGGGAGCGACGCATAGCCACAGCTTTGTCGGCACCTTTTTCATCTGTTGAGCGACCCAGTACTTGGTCCACTCCCTCATCCATCTGTTTAAGTGCCTTACGGTTTGCTTCAATATTCTCTTTTTCGGTTTTGATTTTTTCATCATAGATTGCGATCTTACTGCCAACGTCTCCACTGACTAGGGTTTGATCGTTGTGGGCTTTTGAAAGGAATCCGAATATGCCCATTGACGTAATCAGCATCAGTACTACAACTGCTATGACCATGTAGTACTTCATGAAACGTGGAGCACGTTCCCAATTGGCTTTGAGCCAACTTGCACACACCAGTTTACCTACCTCAAGAGCTGACCCCATGATAATAATGGGTATGGCCGCGGCAGAAAAGATAGCGGTCAAACCTACCACTGAGTAGTAGATTGCGACCGCCGATATTGTTAAACCTGTTAGTAGTAGTAGATACGCTAATATCATTCCTGTCTTTCGATTATAATGGTACGCCTACCAGCCCAATAGTGTCAATTAAGGTTGCGGTACCTACGCCGGTATACGCTTGTGCTGGAGTGCATGGTTGAAGAACAGTGACTTTGACTTGTGAGTCACCGAGTGATGAAGGACTGTATACGCGGAAGTTTCTAGTGTATCCTGCGCTTGCTCCGCCTGCTACCAGCGCAGTGGCAATCATATCTTGAACTGCCAGTGCTGTAGTGTTGATAGCAACTGTACCTGACGCATTCAAACTGTTGTAGGCTGTACCAGTTGAACCATCTGCATTGGTGAATGTACCGTTGGCTGTTGCGCCTTGGCTTTTTAACCAAGCATTCCAATTGCCAACAATAACAGAAGCACGATCAAACACCACAGTAAATGCCACTGCGGTATTTGCTGAAGTAGCATCTGTACCAGCTGGGCTTCCGCCACCAGTGATGACCACATCCAAAATGCGGCAATCAGAAACTGTGCTCAATTGTTGAACAATGTTGTTCCAACGCACATTGCCCTGGGCCAGCAACAGTGCCTGCGCCGCTGACATTGCTGTAGCATTTGTGTAATTTGAACTGTCCCAATCGTAAGGGTTCACGCCGCCGCCTGCTGTTCCAGTGGTAGCAAAGTTGGTATTTGTATTGATGCTGATACGATAAGCAGTTGGTGTTAACTGATTACTATCTAATTGAAATCCTGATCCAGCCATTTGGATACTCCTTGTTATATAGTATATTTAGCATGTCGATTACTTAAACACTATTAGTGCTAGTACAGCGGCTTGGCAAAAGAAGCCGAATCCAATGGTTACAATGTTCAAAAAGTCCTTTTGGATCGCGGCTTTGATAAAAAAGCAAAATAGCCCAGCCCAGCTGAACAAAACCATGTCAACCGGTGGCATTTTCTCTGTTAATCCTGTTAGGACTGCCAGCATCGTGGGAATAGTGGCCAAATGTAGCAGAATAACTGCTACCCACCCCATTGTTTCTGCACTCACATGCGGTGCGTGTTCTTTGAGATTTTTAACTAACAAATCCAAATCAAATAGATCGTGGATTCCTGTTTTGATTTTTTCAACTATTGCGTTCATAATTATCCTTGATTAATCATAAAAAATGTGACGGCCAATTTTGGCCACTGGTTTCTTGCCCCAACCGGGTTGTACATAATCCCCATGAAAATATAGAGCTTTCTTTAAATCCGGCAAGCGGAATCCTTCTAGTAGCACCTTTTTGGCTACTTCCATACTTTCAGTATATATAGGCCCGTTCATTGGTTTCATGGCACTGGGACCTTGACAATACCAGCTGAACTGGCAAAGTACACGTTCGTAGACTACATTTTTTTGATAGACTACACCACAGATGTCAGAAGGGAATTGACCACTTTCGGTTCTGTTGATTGTTACCTGAGCCACGGCCACTTTGCCTTCAAAAGGTTCACCGCCTGCTTCATGGTATATGTTACGAGCCAGACAATCTAATTGAGTTTGTCTCATTTTGGCTGTAATTGGGCTTGCTGTTTCGCGAGCCTGTTCAAGACGTTCAAACTTTCTTGAAACTGCTTGTTGTGCTACAGATGCAATGGCTAGTACGACTAGCACATTTATTACTATTTTGATAATGCGTATCATTGTTTTCTCCTTTACGCTGGATGAGGTATCGCTAGTACCATCATTAAAAATTGGCTGTATATTTCTCCTGTAAAAATTAGCCTTACTGCTGTTTGTCCCAAAATCCTTCGGGGACAATATATAGTTATCCTCTGTTACCAGGGGAATAACACTATGTTTATACTTAGTCACAGTTTAACGCCTCATGCGACTAATGTCAACTGCTTGTTCATCACTAAAAACTGGTACTGCGTTGCTCTTATGCATAGTCGCAATGCCTTTTACCATGTTTCCTGTATAAACTTTGGCCGGAGGCAACGTGGCTACACCGCCACCAGTGTCTCTGCTGGGGATATGTGCTGTGGTATTGCGGCCTTCTGGAATCTTCAAACTGTAAGTGCTACCTAAACTTTCACTGGCCATAGCACGTCGACGTTTCTTTTCTTCAAGTTCGATTCCCTGCCGTTTGAGCAATTCCTTCCAACTGGCTTCTTGCTCGCGTGCCTTGCGAGCATGCTCTGCTGAAGCAAATTTCTTGCGGCCTTTTTGCTTGCCTGTGGTTGATAGCCACGGACCTTCTAAGTGCATACTCAATTTTGACTCCAAAAGTTATAACAATACAAGTATTATAACATCACTTTTGGAACTTGTCAAACTCTAAATGACTCACCGCATCCGCAACGATCTTTTTCATTTGGATTGGCAAAATCAAATCCTTCATTGAGCCCATTGCGAACCCAATCCATGGTCAGCCCATCTAAGTAAACTAGACTTTTGGCATCTACCAATAATACAAAATCTTTATGTCCAAAATTAGTAACTCCCACTTCAGCTTCGTACTTGTCCACATATTCCATGGTATAGGCCAAACCACTGCATCCTGTGGTTCTAACACCTATACGTATGCCGACGCCACGCCCACGCTTAGCCAAATTCAGTTTGATCTTAGCTTGAGCTATTTCGGTTACGGTAATCATTTACGGCTGCCTTGATAGCATCTTCTGCTAGAATACTACAATGTATCTTGACCGGAGGAAGAGCCAGCTCTTGTGCAATATCACTGTTCTTGATTGAACTTGCCTGATCCAAACTCATACCCTTGACCAATTCCGTGATAAGTGAACTGCTGGCAATGGCACTGCCACAACCATATGTTTTAAATCTAGCATCGGTAATGATGCCATCTGTGTCTACTTTGATTTGCAGTTTCATTACATCGCCACAGGCAGGTGCTCCCACCATGCCAGTGCCCACTGTGGGATCATTTTTATCAAACGATCCTACATTGCGAGGATTTTCATAGTGATCGATTACTTTGTCTGAATAGGCCATTTAGGTTCCTGGGTTGTTCACAACTGCACATGCGGTATAATTAATACTTAGCACCGGAAAAGACACACTGAGTGAAAATACACTTAAGATAGAACTGATAGCCTTGACAAATGCTGCCAGTATTAGAGCTATGTAGTTTGTACAATAATTTTTGATATCGCCCAGCAGTTGATTGAGATCTTTCAGCGGAGATCGAACACCGCCCTGGAATGGCAAATCCCAATCAAATGGCTTGCCAAACACTGGCAGTGTGAATCCTGTGAGATAGTCCAAGATCTCTTGAGCTGTTACTGTGGTTTTCTTCAGTGCAGACTTTACAAAGTCCTCCAAGGCATTTAATATTTCTTGCACACTAGGACCGCCTGTTAAAAAGAATAATGAAATTTTTCCTAAAATTGCATCAGTTACATCAACCCAAATAGTAGTTAATGGACGATAAAATGATCCAGGATTTGTTAAAATATCATACGCAGTCAATCCGGTTTTTATTGCTTGCAGTATGTCAGCCAGTTTTTTAATCAATTGTCCCCACAGGCTGACCATGGCATTTTTTACAATACTGGCAATATCTGTTTGTGGTGAATCAACACCCGAAAACGGTTGAAACGGAATACCTAAAAACCTAAGCAAAGAAAGCAAATCTTCTCTTGCGTTGTTGTACAAGTTTGTGATACTGATAGTCAACTTATTGTACAAGTTATCGCTGAACAAATCGCTAATAGTGAGATTCAACACCGGTATTGTGAGATCCACGGAAAACAAACTGCCCACTACCGCTTCTAATGCCTTCAGCAGTTCATTGAGTACTTTCCATATGGGTTCCAAATAACTTTTCATACAGTAATTGTACAATCGCGCCACTGCATCCTTGATGTCCATATAGCTGTCAATTACACCTTCAGTTTTGCAAGGCAAGCCTATCATAGCCAAACTGATACCTGTTACTGTGTATTGATATTTGGTAATATTTGTTATGGTACCAGATGTTGGTGTTGTGCCTCCAACTACAGTATACTCAATAGTATTATTAGATCCTATCTTGTCTACAGTACAGCTTACCGGAGTGGCACCATACAATGTGCCAGTGCCCGAAGTGGCAGTAATTCTATCACCTATAGACAATCCAGCTGTGGATGACATTCCGGAGATGCTGGCCGACCAAGGGCCTTCTGTTGGATTTATACTAGTGATGCCGCCTACTATGCCAGTTGAGCTGACCACAGTAGGCGGAGGAAGACTGCTGTATATTGAATTAAAAATACCCTGCATGGTAAACGCATTGTTTACATCAACGGTTAATGTTGCAGGGATTGATACAACAGTGATAGTCATGTTGGCATTTACTTGACTTCTTTCTTGGCGTTCTTAACTGCTGTTACGTCATTGCGCCCTTCTTTGCAAAGTTTGGCCAATTCTTGCAAGTGTTTGCGAACTCGTGTGCCCGCGGCGCTTACGCCCTTGTCATAAAACTTTTCAAAGTCTGATTCCATTGATTCTACTAATGATGTGAATTTTTGATATTGTGTGCTCATTGTGTTTCCTTTAATTATACCAGTTTAATACCAGTTGTTTGTTCTGTATAACGATCTGCGGCATCTTTGATAGTTGGCGCAAGAACCATTATACTGTTTTTGTTAATGCTAATTTCTGTGTCAGGATCTGTGGTAAACAAGAACGGCACTAGGCCAATCCCGTCTTTGGTAGCAGTGAGACAAAGAGGTTTTTTAACAGTAACACTGAGTGGACCATCTGTAACTAATTTAGCCACAATTTCTTCACCGGCTGTAGTTTTGATTGTGACCACTTCGCCTTCTGCTATTCCTTTATTAATTAACATATTATACCTTTTCAAAATGTTTCTTTAGTTCTTGAAACCCGCCTATTAATTTATCATCTATAAATATCTGCGGCACAGTTCTGGCATTGGGCACAGCGGCCATCAACTGCTCCTTGGTCCAATCTTTGCTCATATTGCGTTCTTCAAACTCTATTCCCTTCATTTTGAGCAAGCCCTTGGCTTGATCACAAAACGGACAGGCATTTTTACTCCATACTATTGCTTTCATATTAGTTCCTTTTTGTTATTATAGCACGGGCAACTCATCGTAGTCAATGCCTTCACCCATGATACCTATCACATAGTTAGTTGATTCGTTTTCTTGTAATGCTGTTTGTTTTTTGCTGGTGTCGCTATGTTTATTGAACCAAGGAATAGGAGTAGACCTAGGTGCATTGGATTGGTACTTGATGCCAATATCTTTTAATGCGCCAACTGCTGTATAGTCAACAAAGTCTTTGAGAATAGCCGCATTAAGTCCGATCACCGGACCCATCTTGAACAGGTAATCTGCCCACGCCTTTTCTTCACGTATCACATCCGCATACAGTGCATAAACTTCTGCTTCACATTCTGCTTTGGCTTCAGCGAATCTCGGATCTTCTTTGATCACTTGATTGATCAAATAGGCAGTCCAACCCTTGTGTAGCAGTTCGTCTTGTAGAATCAAACTGATGATGTTGCCATTGCCAATAAAGATCTTGTTCTCTACCATTGCAAGACTTGTAGCAAAACTAACCATGAAGCGGAATGCTTCCAACGCATAGCTGGCATGCAATGCTAACCAAATTGCTTTGATATGAGTTTTTTCATTGATCTTTTCGCCTGCTTCTTTGCGGCAGTTTATAACATGCAATGCATCATAATAATTTCCCACGCTTGAGGCCATGCCCACAATCTCTTCTGTGTCGTGTATTGTGCTAAACACATCTTTGGGCACATTGTAGATATTACGAATGATATGGCTATAGCTCTTGCTGTGGATGTTGGTTTCAAAGAAGCCCCAGTTGTACATGAGTGCTTCTACTTCGGGCAAACTGCACACTGGTGTAAAAACTTGTGTAGGGCCGCGACCTTGCAAACTGTCAAGAGCTGTTTGGCGTAGTAGGTTACTGGTAAAAATATGCTTGACTGCATCGCTGGCATCTTTAAAATCGTTAGAGTCCTTGCTTAGACTAATCTCTTCTGGTTGCCAAAAGAAGCCACGTGCAGTAGCTTCAAAGTCTGCAATCTTTTTGTACTTAACTTCTTCAAATCGTTGGATAGTAACTGGGCCCGCTGGGTCTAAGAACATCTTACGATTAAGGTAGTCTGTCTTTGTTTTTAAATTATATTGTTCTTTACTCATAGCTTACATGCCTCGCAATCTTCTTCGTTGTCAAAATCAATAGCTTCTAACATTGTGGGAGCTTCTTCTGCTATTTGTTTACTGCCTGCTTTGTTGATCAAACTGTAGTAGAATGTCTTTAAACCCCATAGCTGTGCTTGCATCAAGTTCTTGGCAATCAATGTGGTTGGAACTTTACGATCAGCAAAGTGTGCTGGATTATAAAAAGTGTTAGTACTGATACTCTGATCCACATAGGCCGCTAGCACTGCCGCAGTTTTTAAATAACCTGTACAATCCTTTTGATCCCACATCATTTGATACTTGTTCTTGAGTTTATGATACTCGGGAACAACCTGTGTAAACGATCCTGCTTTGCTTTCCTTAGTGCTAATCAAGCTCATTGGCATTTCTATGCCATTAGTTGAATTGATAACAACACTGCTAGACTCCACTGGAGCAATAGCCATAAGCGTAGCATTGCGCACACCGTATTCTTTCATATTGGTACGCAGTGTTTCCCAGTCAAGTTCGGGAGCAAAGTTTGCCAACTGGTCAGCACCTTTGGCTCTAAGTTCCCAGGGAAAGATGCCTTTGCCGTATCGTGTATGTGAGCTATGCTGACAAGCACCACGTTCTTTGGCTAGTTCGACTGTGGCTTCTGTCAAGTAAAAGGCCTGATGTTCCATCCAACTCTTAACGTCCTGCAATGCATCTTTTTCGCCATAGCGTAGGCCACGCTTGGCGTGCCAGTAGGCCAGGTTAGTAACACCAATGCCTAGTGGCTGTATCTCATCATTGCTGAGTTTGCTCTGTATACTTAGAAAATCTTGGTAGTCAAGTATGTTGCATAGACTACGCTGTAAAATACGGCAAGCACGGCGCATGTCTTCTGGATTGCGGAATGCTCCCCAGTTGATCGAGCCGAGTGTGCAAAGAGCAATACGGCCATCCACATCATCAAGACGCTTGAAAGATTTAGTAGGTAATAGTATTTCACAACAGAGATTACTTTGATAGATAGTGTGGTATTCAGGATCGAATGGTCCTTGATTCTGTACATTGTCAATGAACACAAGATAGATACGTCCAGTATCTGTACGCTCTTTTAGTATTCCGCTCTTGAATACTTCTTCGGCACTCATAGTCTTGGTACGTAGATCTTTGCGCTTTTCATATTTGACATATAACTCTTCAAACAGGGGCGTGTTCTTGTAGAACGCTTCATACAAGTCAGGTACTTGATTGGGATCAAAGAAAGTTATAGCTTCCTTATTTCGAAATCGTCTCCAGAAGAAGGCAGACAATACCACTCCATAGTCCATATGTCGAACCCTAGTTTCTTCTGTTCCTTGGTTATTCTTAAGAACAATAAGA